GAATAAGCCTGAGGTAATTGATTCTCTTCTGTTAAACCTTCTGGTGGAAGTAAGGAGGGAATTGTGAGTGCTGCACATTTTCGTGCGCGCTCTAGGCTCATAAGACGCTGACCATCTAATAGTCTCCAGCGTTCTACAATTTTATCTTCAGCCATTGTTATCTCCTAATAAAGATCAATAATAATCATCCTCATCACCATCCAGATCTGAATAATATTCCTCATCATCAATTAAACCATAGAATCCATATAAGAAATCATCAGGGTCTTGACCCGGAGCAGTAGGATCTTGGATTACACCAGCTTCTTGTTGAGCCTGTTGCTCTGTATCTGATATCTGCTCTTCTTCTTGCTGTAGCTCTAATTCCTCTTGAGAGATTACTTCCTCTTCTAAAGCTTTAAACTCCTCCTCTTGTTGTAGAACCTCATCCATTCTCTCTTGCCACGCTAGATCTTCTTCAGCCCTAGTTTCATCCATAAACTCATCATACGCAGCAGTTTGTTCGACTGGATCAGGAACGTAAGGCATTGTATTATCTACTGATGTTCCCATAGTTTACCTTCTTTCTATCACGCGGGTCTACGACCCATTGCGGTGTGACGACCACCCTCGCCGCCAGCACCAGTACCGGGTGCGCTATAAAATCTTGTGGGAGCCGTTCTACGAGATACTTTAGCTACTCCTGCTCCTCTAGGTTTATTTGGGGCATGAGCCGCAGCGGCTGTTGCAGCAGTAAGAGCATGGGTCTTACCCTTTTTTCTAGCTTGTCTTTTACGTTCTGCTTTTACTGCTTGAACCTTTTCATGGGTACGGCGTTCTTCAGCTAATAGACGAGTTTCTGCTTGGGTCTTTCTTAATCTCTCCTCTTGTTGTTTATGCCTTAAGGACGCTGCCCTTACATTGGCTGCTCTATTTTCTCTTGCTGTCAAATCATATTCTTCTTGTATCCTTTTAGTTTCCTCTTGCTGCTGAATTTGTCTTGACCAAGCTTGATCTCTATAAGCCTCTCTTTCCTTTACTGCCTCTTGTTGTGCCTGTATCTGCATCCGCCATAGTTCATCATAATTCATACCCTCAAATTCAGGGTATCCGGTATCTGGATTAATACTATTGTTCTCATGTCCTACAGTAAATCTATCCATATCCATTTCAAAAGCATCAAAAGCATCCTCTAATACTCTTGCAATCTCAGGATCTTCCATCATAGCCACAGGAATTATAAGCTCACCCGGAGTAAGGTGTCCCATGACGATATCTCCACCACGGCCTTCCGTAGCTAACTCACCCATATCTTCTTCAATAGGCATACCGCCCATATCCATCATAGCAGCATCAGCCGCTGGAGGGGGCATCATACCCGCTTCTGGACCTGCTGCCTGCTTGGCTTTAAGATTTTCATACATTGCATCAGGCATAGTATTCCCCTTTCTGTTGTTGTGAATATATGTGTCGTAGCTTAGCTACTACATCACGCTGACCACCACGAAAAGCCCAATCTTCTTGAGATATATCTGGACTATATTCAAGTGGAGGGTACAGTTTTTCCAGAATCTTTACTAGATGTTCGTCTAGTACTGGTAGTTTGTCTTTCTGGTTTTTCATTCGTACCCTTCTCTAATTCTGTAATTCTCTTATCCAATGATTGTAACATTTGAACAGCTTGTAATTGGTTAAGCTGTCCATTAATCATTAATTGTCTATACGGATCTAACATTCTTACGCCTCCACTAAATCTACTACTTCACAAGATCCACCAGTACACGCTAATGTTTGTGATCCTTTGGTGGTATCTTCAACTTCATAAGAACTAAGCTTAGAGAAATCTACCAACGGCATTTTATCAGACATCATTTTATATCTAACCTCATCAACCGTTTCGAATGGAGCTTGTTCATAAATATGATCGACTTTAGGTAAGAAAGAAATACCCTGAATGTCATCAAAGTTCTCCCATACCCAAGCACCGACAGATAGAAACTCATCATCAGAATAATTTACAGTGATGGATGGATTATGATCACACCAATGATTCTTATAGACTCGCCATAACTCTAGATGTTCCAATGCCGTAACCTCATCTGCTGTTTTCCCATACTTAGGTGCTTGCATGGGGAACGAGAATACCGCAGTACTGTTTGGATTTAATACACAGTCTTCTGAGGGTACTCCCGAATCATTCAGAAAGAAGTACAATGGATCTTTCTTATCAATACGTACTCTACGAATATAATACCTAGAATATCTAGGGTGGATACCTGATGCTGTGTTACTAAGACATGATACAGTCCCACTAGGTTTTACGCAGGTTATTGCAGCCGAAGGATTGATATTTATTTCCTTGGCCCAACTTGTATTAGTTCGTCTTGCAAATTCTCGCCAACGATTCAGACGACCCGATAATTTATTAAGTCCATCTTTACCCCACATCAACGGGTTGTCATAAATTCCAGTAAAGGAAACACCTAGTAATCTCTCATCTCTAACATTCTCTTCCCAATCATTAGAAAGGTAGGGGAAGTAAGTAAAGGAAGATTGAATAGTACCAAGTATGGTAGCAGCCTCAATCTTCCTTTTGATATCAGAGATCTTATCATCAGGTCGTATAATAATCTCAGTTAAATTACAGAACTGCTTAGGTCTTAGTAAGATCTCAGCACATGGGTTTACCCCATAGTCAATAGCTGAGTCTCGTCCTAACCATTCGCATTGTTCTTGTGCGCCCATGCGATTAAAGATACCACGTTCACCAGAATGGGAGTCATATAAATCTCTCCACTCAGTCATGAACTCGGTTAACGATGGCCGTCCATTGTAGACCGCTGAGTTATTAGCAAGAGAACGATGGCCGGAACCTTCCCACCATGCACCACTCTTGCACTTACCCATCTCACGATCAGTTAAATCAGATAGGGAAATCATTGCAGATCTACGTACACCACCAACAATAATCGACTTAGCAATAACGCAGCAAATATCATGGCACTCCAAGGAAGTAAGCTTACGTCCTTGGGCATTCTCAAATACCTTAACAACATACTTAAAGACAGCTTCCAAAGGCTCAGGACCAGAGGCTCTACCACCAAAGGTATGTAGTCTACTACCAGCGGATCTAATTTGTGTGAGATCCCAAGTTGGATGGACACCCTTTAACCATAGGTTTTCGAGTAGTTCGAGGCAGGCATTAGCCCAACCCTCTTTGGAATCTTCGACAGTAACCTTAACGCCCTTGACCCTCATAATATCTGAAGGAACTTTAGGCAGCTTACTTACAACCTTCGACTCGACCGAGTAGCCCACTCCAGTTCCATTCATTAGAATATACATAAGCTCACTAAAGGCTCTAGGGGTGTCGATCTCTAGATAAGAACAATTATAGATACAAGTATTATCTCTGTCCGCAGCCTCACCAGCGGTCATCAAAGCTCTCATACTTGGCATGATCTCGTGTTTTAAGATCATATCCTTAATGTACGGGGCTTTATCCAGTAAGATAGGGAACTTATCCGTAATCCAATCCCAATATCTAGTAACAGTTTCTTCCCAAGTTTCTCTTCGTCGAACACCATCAAGCCAACGAGCATATCTCGATACGGCAATGAAATTTCTGAAGGTATCCATTAGTCAACCCCCGTACTTCCGAATCCTCCAGATCCTCTCTCGGTATCTGCTAAATCACAGACATCCACAAGCTGAACTTTAGCATAAGGCACAAGAATAAGCTGTGCTATTCTCATACCGGAAGTTATTTCGAATGGTTCTGACCCTGAATTTCTTATTACAATAATTACATCGCCTCTATAGTCACTGTCAATGACTCCAATTCCATTGGCTAGATGGATTCCCTCTTGGCTCAAACCTGAGCGAGAGGCGATTAAGCCGAAGTATCCCGGTGGAATACCTATTGATAATCCTGCTGATATATGAACACACTCACCGGGCTTAATTGTCTTACTACCTTTTATCCCTGCTCTCAGATCTAGCCCGGCTGAACCCTCAGTAGCATGAGAGGGAGTCGGTAGATAGGAAAGGGAAGGCATAAAGTCAACATGCAAAGGTGGCGGTTCAGTCATTGAATTACTACTCATGATTTCTCCTTCTGGATATACTATTATACCCGGTTATTCGGCATACCTGTCTGGAAGGCTCCAGAGGGTGATTTCTTTAGTTTCTTTATTATATTCACCATCTCGTAGGATACGAAGAGATCTAGCCTGTGCTAAAAATGAATCCATGTTATGACCATCTTCTTCATATGCCCACCAAATTTCCCACCACCAATCTTCATCATCAAACGGTAGGATATTCTTTTCGAAAAAGCTCTTACCTTTTCTAAACAACCCCGGTATATTATCGGTCCCATCTCCAGATATTAACTGACAAGCAAAGAATTTATCTGCTTCATAGTCAGAAACCAGAGTAGGTTCTGGTTCCTTATCAGGATTCCAATGCCATCCCGGTACTCCTCTAAGATCTTTATCTATAGTAACAGCAATAGCCTTACCAGAAGATGCCCCAATTCCCATGAGATCATCTGCCTCAATAGTAGGGACCATACGAACATCACCTAAAGTATCTAATATTTCTTTCGAGTATTCAAGACACTCGGGTACTGGTTTATCGTTTCGGTTAAACTTATACGAAGGTAAACACTTCCTTCTAAAGTTTGTTTCTCTATCGCAAGACCTAGCCAAAATAACATTATCAACACCCTCCGGTGTCCAATTAATAATATCTTGCTTTAATCTTGATTCCAGTTCATCAATACCCTCAACGTCAGCCCAAAAGGATGCACGATATATAAGAATATCACTATCTAAAATTGCAATGCTAGGTTTCTTCATCATCGTCCTCTAATTTATCAAACAAGTCCATCATCTTTTCCCAAATATCATCTTGAGATTCTATAATCTCTAACCATGTTTCATCGTCTTCATCATCAGAAGGATGTGGTTCCATGCCACACCAAATAGGTAATGCTTTCTTTACTCTTTGAGTCAACGCATCTAAAGTATCATTATTGTATACCAACCAATCAAATAATTCAGCATAATCTGATTCTTCATCTGTTTCAATTATATTAGCAAGATACTCTGATTCATCCTTACGCCAATCTGCATCATCATTAGGTAACTTGCGATCACTAGCCATCAGGAATAATTGTACTGCGTCATGGTGTTTACCATATGCAACTTCATTTAAATATCTACAATCATCCACAATAACTAAAGTTTCCCAGTATTTATTACCCACTTTTAAGAGCTTAATCTCTTCAGCCATTACTTCTAATAAGTCATGGTGAAATCGTTTCACCCAATGATCCTTATCTTCTAATCTTTTTTCTCTTCCAACCTGTTGACAATATTCTCTATACTTCTCAGGCTGTTCTTCTTTTCCATAACCCAAAGACTTTGCTTCTCGTTTTAAAGCACCTGCAAAAGACATAAGCTTTGGTCGTAGACCGCTGTTAAAAGCAAACTCGGCTATATGCTTAGCCAAAGTAGTCTTTCCAACGCCAGCCTTTCCTCCTATTAAAATTAGGTGCATTTTGTATCTCCTTGTATAAGTTTGCGGGTATCGCAAAATTACCCACAGGTAATCCTATGTCTTGTAATATGTGACACACCGCAGTTGTACAAGTTTTTGTTTTTCTTACAAATAAAAATCTGGTAATGAAATACCATAAACTTAATCGCCATCTTGTTCCAACGTAAGATGGAAATAAAAACTTATCAATCTTGCTAACATCAAACTCAAACTCTCCCAATTCAATCATGATATCCGCCTTACCAAAGTAACTGTAAACAGCATCTGTAGGATAAAAGGCGGCTTGTCTATTCTCAGTACACAATAAAGTGAGATCTAAACCCTTACAATAAATTCTAATATCACAATGAGTATAGGGTATACTAGAGAAAAACTTGAATATCCATTGTCCAATATTCAATTCTTTCTCTTTAAGTTCTTTTGGTCTTAAAGCTGGATTAGTCCAATGAAAGAAACCAACAGAAACATGGAATCTATTCATAGAAAATTGACAAGCCTAGTGCAACAGCCAAAGCATGTTCCATTCTAGCCCCTAAGCTTTCCTCCCAGCCTTTTAACATATAGATACTATGGACCTCAAACAATGCTTCTACATCCCGTTTCAAGGCTTCTTTTAATTCTTCTTTAGTCATATCTTTAGATGGATCTATCCCGTAAATTCTATCCATTTCTGCTGGATTAACAGGATCCCAAACCATCTTTCTAATTAAACGCTTCTCTGCTCTATCAAAAGCCTCATGATTGAGGTTCTTCCGTCCTCGCATTGGACCAGCTATATAAACTTTAATTTTACTGTACTCTTTATGTGGTATATCTATTAATGACATTCTGCCCAATTCCTTCCAACAATATAATTACCATCTAATTCAATTTTACAATCGAGTCGCTCTCCTGCTTCTCTTATACTATCACACCCCATCTTACCTATATTATCTGCTACATCTTTCTTAGCCTCAAGTTGCCATTCATCATGTACAGTAGCTATAAATCTAGCTGCACCCTCCAAACCTGCTCGCTTAATCTTCCTGTCTAATATACATTGAGCAAGTTTCATTATAATAGCTCCGTCACCCTGTAGCTGGACATTGAGTGCAGCATGTACCGAACGACATGGAACTTCGCGGCCATCTAGCAACTGTATTGTACCAGATTTACTCACCTGAAACTTACAATTCTGAATTACTTTCTTTAAAGCTGGCAACTTTTGCAGGAATTGTGCCTTAAGATTCTTTCCGACCGCAGCGGTTTGTCCCACGATCTTTCCAATCTTAGCATCACCAGCCCCATATATAAAACCATAGAAGAAAGTTTTTGCCGCATTTCTGGAGGGCAATCCAGCAAGCCTCTGATTCTCATCATGAATATCCTTTTCTATAATAATTTTTCCGTAGTTACCACGATCATAAGGATACATTCTACTAGCTAACATTCTAGCTTCCAATCCCTGTGCATCAATACCAACTTGAACCCAACCATCTTTAGGTATGAACAAAGCTCTTGCTCGTTTATCGCTACTTACTTGTTGGAGATTAGGTTGGCTTGCGGTCATGCGACCTGTCACAGTACCTTGTGGATTAATAGAACCATGTATACGACCATCTCTTGAATTAGATGCACGAGTAACCCAATCAGTTACCTGCCCCATTAGCTTAATAATGTTAAAGTATTCAACCAGTTTCTTAGCCTCAGGATATTTTAACTTCTTGAGTACAGCCTCATCTACCTTCGGGTTTCCCTTTTCGGTTTGAGGTGCTTTCCATCCATACTTTTCCTTCAGTCTCTCAGCTATTTGCTTTCTAGAGCCGGGGTTGAAGATAGTTATCTTATCCTTTAATCTCTTACCAGTCTTATCTGAGAATCGTGTTTGAACAACAGGAGGAAAGATGTCTTTTAGGTCTTCTCGTATATCCTCTGATCTCTTCTCTAGCTTGGTTAACAACTCCTTACCCTTTGGTAAGTCAAAGTTAAAACCATTAGCCGTTTGATTAGCGATGATCTCAGTAATGATATGTTCAAACCTAACAATCTTTATGTTAGCCTTAATAAAATCTAATTGATACTTATAGATCTTATGATTGAGGGACACATCCCCTCGACAATAGCCTATCATTTTCTCGTTGAATGCTGCCCACCCACCATCATATTCTAACTTAGGGTAGTTAAGATATGTTCCCCAACAATCTAGTGAGTTACCCGTTAGAGGGTGTTGAGATTTATCTGGAAACATTAACTTACTAATAATAAGAGTGTCTAATGCTCTTGTCAAAGAACTTAGGATAGGTCCGTAGATACGCTCCAATAGAGGAATGTCATACATCAGAATGTTATGACCTATAATAACATCAGCATTCCTTAGCTCCTCTACCCCCTCTTCTATCTCACAAGGTCCATATTCTTTATACTCACCAGTGTCTAGGTTCTTCGTTACCATACAGTATACGGTATCCGCTTCTTTAAACACCTGACCTTTAGAGTTCAATACAACTTCTGTTAAACCATTTGCTTCAATATCAAATACGATCCGGTTCATAAGGATCTCCTAAAAGTAACGCCAGCTTCCTTTTCGTTCCCATTCATGAGGGGACTCAGCTTCATTTCCCATAAACCTAACATGAGAATAACTTCGTCCATCACTATGTAATACATAAATATAGTGGTGATTATCATGCTCGTATGAGATTTTAATCTTATCTAAAGACCTGTCTACATTGACTGGTACTTTAAAAGAATCTTCCCCGATTGCCATAGAGATTTGATGATCCCCGTCAGGTAATATAGTAACATCCTGTGTTAGATTAACCGTACTCTCATGGTCTATCAGTTCCATCTTAGGTGTTTGTTCTTCAGCCATTGTTATCCCCTGCTTCTATTGGTTGAAATAAAGTTTGGCCGGTATCATCAATAGCATGATCAATCTCTTCCAAACGACCAGTCTTTCTATCGTAAAAGAGTGTACTAGCAATACCAGCACGGCCAGTAAGTCTATTCTTTAGTACCCGAACTATGGTAGTATTGGCTATGTTCTCATCAGGGTTCTGACGATCTCTTTCCAAACCAACAACAACATTAGGTACAGAAGCTAGGCTTCCTGAGCCTCGTAAATCCTGCAAGGTAATACGATCACCCTCTTCATAAGCTTTATTAGTCTTACGTAACTGAGACACAACATCAATGCGTACTCCAGTACGAGAAACCAACGACCTCAGTTCCTTCATGATGTTATCAATCAAGAGTCGCTCTGAGTTACCACCATCGAAATCAGTGGCAGCATTCATTAAACCAGTAGCAGCAGCCGTGATATGATCTAACACAATGACATCAACCTTAAGGGATACAGCCATGTATTCCATGCGAGCGCATAGATTCTTCAGTGCATTATTACCAAGATGATCATAGATGTAGAAGGATGTTTCATTAAGCTTACTTCTTGCTTCAGCATACTCCTCATCCGAAAGCTCATCAATAATATCCATATGAATTGGCGGCTTTCCCATCTTATCCCTAAGTTCGTTCATAAGCCTAACAGCCTTAATAGCACGAACAGGTTTATTAATCATTAGAGAAATCATATCATCCATAGTTTCCTGTGGTGCTTCCTCTAACATAATAGCACCAACACTACGGTCTTCCTCAAGATGATGGTGCATAACTTCTCTTAAGATTGTAGACTTACCAGAGCCAGTACCTGAAGCCCACAGTGTAACCTCTCCTGATCTTTGACCAATGAGAAACTCTGTCAGCCTAGTGAATGGGAAGGGATATACCCTAGTCTTTGAGAAATCAGATTGATCTGCTATCTTAGAAACATGAATGATCTCATCGGGAGAATAGCTCTGTGCTTCCCAAAGAGCGGATACTAACTCACTACCTTGTCCATTAACAAGACACTCATTAGCATCCTTGCCGGGAATACTAGCAATCTTACACTTACCCGGAGGCAGAAGTTCCGCAACCTCATTCATAGCCTTTTGTCCAGCTTCATCCTGATCAAACGCCAAGACTATTTCTTGATAGGAAACTAACCACTCAAGATTATCTTTCACAGCCTTACCTGCTCCAGCCGCACCATTAGGTAATGACACAACAGGCCATCGTCCTCCTAGTGCTTGGTTACAAGTCATACAATCATACTCACCCTCAGTAATGATGACTCTCTTGCCACCGTTTCTCCAAAGATGTTGGCCCCACATGGTTGGCTTATAACTATTACCAATCCACCTAAAGGATTTATTAGCTCCACGTACATGCTGAGCTATCATGATCCCATCATTAAAGAAGGGAGCAATCTCTTTTCTTTGCCCGTTAACCTCGGCTACTTGGTAGCCATACTTTTTAGCAATCTCCGCTGTAATTCCACGGGACTTGAGGGCAATACAATCACCCTGAATAAAATTAGCGGACGTTCCTTCAATTACATTTGTCATCTTTGTGGTATTATCTCCCTTTACGTAGAAGCCACAACTAAAGCAATAACTGTGACCATCATCATAGACAGCTAAGTTATCACTGGAAGTATCTAGCCCCTTTACTGCACATTGGGGGCATCTGTCTCGGTTAACCACCGTTCCTTTGTCTTCATAATCTTTCATCTCGTATCTCCGAATTAGTCTTCGATTTTTTCATAACCCTACCCACCCCAACAACATCATCAGTCTTCATAATAACAGCATCAATTTTATCGTGACCTAGTTCCTTTGCAATTAACACTCTATTGTTACCCTTCATTACTACCATAACCTCAGAAAGATTATCCCAATCCGGGGGATTCTCTTTTAAGATACCTTTAAGACCTCTGAAAAGACTATTAGAGATCATATGGTCAAGTCTTTCTTTAGAGAAAGGTACTATTAGTATAGGATCTAGCATATAACCATCATTAGATATCTCTATTTTTAGTTTGTCATAGAAATCTTGTTGTTCAGGGGGTTCAACCATACATCTTAAGCCATCCAACTCCACCTCAACTACTTCCATGTTTCCATACGACGTATACTGACTGCTTAGGGTTGTCATATTAGTTTCTAATTCCACTTATTACCTTAGCAATATTCTCAATATCCGCAATACTTTGATACGATAATACTTCCCCATCAGTATAGTCGAAATTTATATTTCCTTTAGGATCTAGAACAGCAACCTCAAACGTACCCTCATTAGAATTTGTACCGGGTCCGCTGACAAGAGATAGTCCCCAACCATTCTTGAAATCCATACGATCACGAAACTTTTGTCTGTCCATAGTATTTCTCCTAAATGGGCCAGCCCGGATTCGAACCGGGGACCGAACGATTATGAGCCGTTTGCTCTGACCGCTGAGCTACTGGCCCGTAGAGGTCTCTTTACCCGGCCACGGCTTTCCTCATTGCCGACAGGAGGGTTAGGTAGCCTGCGCCATCCGGTGAAGGCCGGGGTATATAGTACCCTCGGTGGGATTCGAACCCACACTGTATGGATTTTAAGTCCATTGCCTCTGCCGTTGGGCTACGAGGGCAATGAGAAGACGAGGGTTGGCTTGCCATTATCACAGGACGAAGCCAACCCCCATCCCCTACAACTTATCAACTCCAATAAGGAAGTAGCCGGGTTCACCAGCTTCGGCCCATTGTTTAGTAATGTATAACTTATGAATTTGAGAATCATCAACCCAAAGTTTCTTATTCAGAACATCCAAGACAGCCTTAGCAAAATTATCTACGTCTGCCTTTGGATATTCTAGTTTAGTTTTCTTAGGTCGAGTAATAAACAACTCCAAGTCTACAATAATTGGACCTTCGATAAGCTCGAAATCCGTACCTAGAACTTCATACACTTCTTCTGCACACTCCGCCCTGAATTTCTTATATGGTCCAGTAAAGTATGCACCATACCTAGAAACACGGGGTCTACTGGCTGCTATGGGATTAATATTAAATCTCCACTCTGGCACAGCTAGACTCCTATCAGAACGGGAGATCCTCAGTATCTCCAGCGTCAGTGTTTACAATAGTTTCGGCCTTATGCTCAGAACCATCGAAACCATCTGTAGCTTCAAAGCCACCAGTAAAGTCTCGTTCTGCCTTCTCAATAATCTGAACACCATTAAGGAACATGCTCAGAGAATTATCACGCTCAATGACGACAGGAGTAAGCCTAAGCTTAACCCTATCACCACCATAAGGAGTAGCCGTCGTAGGCTTTGCTGACGCATCAACGCACGGAAATGCATGGACTTCCTTTCTAACAAAGATCTTAGTCTTTGACTTGAGTGTACTAATCCCATCATCCTCAGTTTTAAGACTATTAATTTTAGTGCATCCCAATTCCTTGGCGACATCATCCATGTACTGCATGGTTTCGTCATCAAGAATTACAGTGATGTTGTGATTAGCCGAGTCAAGACCAAACTTGCTATCCGGCTTGTGTAGGTGTGACCAACGAACCTCAAGATCCTCAGTCACAAAAGAATTACCGCGCTTCATCGTTAGCTTCTCCTTCTTCAGTAGCTTCCATTTTAGTACCTTCAGTTACAATATTAGTAATCGTCTGGTTAATTCCGTCTGCCAGTTCATTCAACGCACGACTGATGTTACCAAGAAATGATAGCACAGCCTCCGTTTTAATTCCGGGCGGTAGTGACGGCCCCTGATCGGGGGTATCCTTTTTATCTTCATTCATAACCATTGTATCCTCCGACAATTCAATTCTCCTTGTCTAAAACTTCTAAATACGGATGACCATCTATAACTACACCTACAGAAACAATCGGTTTCTTCATATGATTTTTAGCGTAGTTCATAACAACATGCCCTGCATCTATTCCACACCCTACATTCATACCAAATATATGGTTTCCAACTGGTGTCTTCAACCATTGTATACCAGCAACACTATGGGTGTGACCCATAACCCAAGAATTTCCTGTAAGTTTTGCAGAATTAAATGCAGGGGCTATACCACTAGTTCCTGTACCATGAGAATAATTAACACCATCTATCTGTGTGGTATATTCCCACTTCCAATGTGGAGTACCCCATAACTCTCTATAGTTTTTAAGATATACAGTAGGGATACCGACATCAGCATTCAATCTAATAACCCGCTCGTCATGATTTCCAATCATAACATCTGCCACAGGAAACAATCGTTTCCATCTTTTAATAGTCTCCACTATATTCCAATACTCATGCATCGCAGAATCAGACTCAGGGTGTTTCTTATGAAACGAGATAGCATGGTGGTCTACTATATCCCCAATGAACACTGTTTTGTTTGTCTTATATTTTCGTTTAATAAGCTTTACAAAATCAAAGTATTCAGGATGCTCAGCAGGTAGGTGGAGATCACCTATTACTAGAACTCTTGACATCTTGTTTATCCTTACAAAATCTATTTCTATAATCCTGCTGCCATTGTGTTGCAATGGGTGGCAGGTCAGCACGCTTCCGTGTACCGGGCTTAGGGTACGCTTTCACGAAGTCTCCATTAGCATCAACCTCATGAACCCATTCCTCATAATAAGCCTTGACTGGCTTATATACATCCAGCTTACCATTACGATGCTTCTGTTGAATTTTATTAATCGGTTTCTTCATCGTCAAAATCCTCCGGGTCGTTTATTATAATATCTAAATCTAAGATAATGATCTCATCATTAGAGATTATGTAGTCTCCATCCTCAATCAGAATCAAAGTCGAACTCAAATCCGTCTTCGTCATCATCATCTAAACCATCCTCAGGAATAAAGACATTAATATGTAGCCCCTTAACTGGAGCTAGTTTCTGTACAAAGAAAGTGGCTGCAAGGTTTGTTAAGAATATACGGGACAATTCCTTGGATGGAAAGGTAAAGGTTATATCTTTATTTCCTCTACAATTCCTCACCAAGTTAACCGTATAACTTATAGCTTCTTCCATCTCATGTTCACTGTCTATCAACCTCATCGTCATGATTTTGCCCCCTTCTTAAAGTTGACATCTCAATAATAATCTCCCGGGGAATACTATGAACCGTTCCTGTCGTATCCTCCCCAACTGTATCCGTGAATGCTACATACTCCTCATTCTCAAATAAAATATAACCTACATTTTTAATCTGAGGTAAAGGTTCTGTGGCATATGAATACGCTTCCTCTACTGTGACCCACTCAGGACCACCCTGAGAATGAGCGTCAACCCAAATGATTTCCCTTATCTCAAGCAAAGAGGTAATCAGATCTGAGAACTCTTTCAATTTCGAATTGTCCTCTTTCGGGCAGCTCTGGCGATGACAATCCGAGTTGTTCTTCAACATCCTCCTTGAGTCTCTGTAGCTGGTCTTCCTTATGCATTTCATAAAATTCTTCCCTTATGAATGGTACTAATAAATCCATATCTGGAGCAGGACAACCATAGGAATCATGAACCATAGAGAACTGGTACATTCCATTCATTATAGCACGATACACTGTACAGAATAAATGACTGGCATCTAAACTATGTATCCAGTTAGGTGATATAGCCTGCATAACTGCCTTGCGATCCACATCCGTCTGACTATGGGTAGCAAAGATTAATTCTTTTTTATTAAATAACTCAGCAAAGCTACGACGCTTCGTTGGTTTGAAGTAAGCATGGACCACACGGAATCCTGATGGTGTGGTATAAACAATGTGTTCATTAAGATTACTTGCTATCTCCCCAATCTTCCTAAGATATTCCTTACCCTTGTTAGGCATGACTAAAGATTCTTCTAACCCAGCTTTTATAGCTCGGGCTAGTTCAGTAATAGCTGCATTCTGAGAATCCTTAGGCATCCAATCCAAGTGTCCCTCAGTTTTAAGATACCGCTGTATACCATAGAATGTAAGACCATATGGTTCACACATAGTACTACGCTTTGTAACTTTTCTTGGTATCTTATGTTTCCAATGAACGAGAAAATCATCATACAATGATACCTCTTCTTTAGTTTTATCGCAGAATACTGTAACCTTATCGGCAATAAACTGATAGAGATCTTGAGGTAAATCATTAACATCTACGTTAGTCAGCTTGGCAATGACCTCATCTCTCATTATAGAGGACCAATGCTGAGAGCCATTGCACGCCCCATCAACCTGAACAGGAACCTGTGTTAAACCATCCTCCCTGAACAAATCAAATATTGCGGCAAGCCTTTGGAACGATGGGTTCTTTTTTGTTTTATCTGAAACCCACTCTTTATTTTCATAGGGATCATTATTGATAGCCCGTAACATCTCAATGTTATCATCAACCCATTTAACTCTGTCGGCAAACGAACCCTTATCCTCATCAAACAGGTTCGCTATATGTATCTTAAGCCACCTCACCCCACCTGTGGTTTGTTGTCTTGGTTCAGCAAACATAATTAAACCGACATCTAAATCAGAACCCTGACAAGACAATAGCTCACAGGTAGAATACGCCCTACCCCTAAAATCTAGTGTGTAAGGCATGTACCAAAATTCATACTTTGATAATTCCTTGGCGAGATTTAGTCTAACAAGCAAACGACAACGGTGTTGCTCGGACTTAAACCAGTCACCCCAATGTTCTTCTCTTGCCACGCACCACTTGGCCTGTTCTTCTTTAGATCCATCTTCAGGATAAGGTTCATTAAACATAAACACATCTAAAGAGAAAGCCGGAAGGTTTGCAAGACAAGTATTATTTTTAAAGAGATTCTCCATTACCCCCAAGACCTTTGGATTCACAGTCCACTCGGTCTGCATCATGGCATTTAAACCATCTAACACAAGCTGACTAGGTTGAGAGAAACTCTGAGGCTTTAAATAACCTTCTTCGTAATCTGAAAGATACCTCTGGACAACTTCCTTACGGGACCAGTGATTAAGATAACCACCACTGGCTTGTAAGGTGTGATCGACAGGAGGTACTATCATAGGTCGATACAATAAATTCTTAGACTCAAGTATTGCATGTTTATCATGGAGATCCCTAAGTATATCAGGTCGTAGGGTAATAAACAAACGCTTTCTCCACATCTTACCCCCACCATATCGTTGGGATAGCATTAGAAAAATACCAGAGGTTTCTGCAATACGAAGCATATGATGTCCAAAGTCTTGTCTTCGTTTTAAGGATACGTTTTGTAGACAACCTACCTTAATAGAGAAGGCCCGGCATCTTTTAGTTGTCCAGTTCTTTATAAACTTGGATTGCCTTTGCCAATCGTTTTTAAAATCTTCTTTAGATTGTTGATAAGCTATGATAGCAAAGGCTTCTTGGGAAATAATATTCGATAGTTTTTGTGCAGTAGGTAATGGATAGGCAGGGTTCATCAACCCTGAGAATTCCTTATCCCTGAACATGGCTGATCGTAACCATTCCCTAATGAAACATCTTAGGGTTAGGTCAGCCATCTTAGGCGCACCTAAAGCCAACAGTGGTATTAACCAAGTAGGTGTCTTATGGTTACTACATAATTTATCTATCCATTCTTGATAGAAAGGGGTGAGGTGGACTACCGTAGCATCAAGTAACTGTTGCTCCGGTAGCCCTTCATCTGGTGAACGCTCATAGTCTTTCCAGTAGCGAGCGATTCCACCCATTATCATCTCCTCTTCCATGAGATTTTGAGTAGATATCCTCTCGCCTCTGTCTTGTTCTGAGAGTTTGTCCCATAATTGCATAAGGATCTCCTTTGTCAGTAAGTAGTATACTACTATACCCGGTTATAGGGAATACCTAATACAATCATTAGGACCAGCCAAATGCCTCACCCCGTAATATCAAATAGCAGCAAGAGCCTTGCGCATAACCTTCATCGAGTTACTAGCACCCTTGCCAAACAGGTTCCTATCAATTCTAGCAGCGGTAGCCATCTGACGACCACGCTTGGCCTTCCTGTGCTGGAGCCAGTTGGTCACAGCATTAGCAGCCATCCAAGGCGTAGGATTGGACCCAAGATCAGAACGCTCACTATCAAATGTCTGACTCCAAGAATTCAAGGTAGTCATAGCGTGCTTATAGGTATTATCCTCGGCCTCAGTCTGAGGATTGGGATTAACATCCTTCTCCTCAATCATCTGGTAGCAGTCAAGCCAGAACTTAGTGATACTGTCCTTGTCCCAATTAACGGAGGTCAACTGTTGTACATTCTCTCTAAAGAATTTACCAGTCTCACGAAAGTAAGACAATGCTTGCCTCGCTTGAGCCATCTTGTCTGCCATATCACCATTATGAGTAAACCTAAACATATTACGGCTACTCTGAGACAAAGCCATGTTCAAAGTGTTCTCACACACAATCCGAATACTAGTAGGCAACCCACTAAGAGCCAGTGTACCATCATGTCCATTACAGAGGCAAAGATACTGATCAACAGTATCATTGAATCCATCAGCCATGAAAGAATCGGCCCTAAGAAGGGTATAAATTCTAGCACCGTTCCTAAGGGAACCAAAAGATTCCACATGAGTATCATCACCAGCAAGACTATAAGCGAGTTCTGCCAGTTCTGCATTTTGTACTACCTTATACTCTTTACCAACCCAACCAAGCACATCGCCCGTATCAGATCGGACATTAGCCACTCGGTCACTGGTAGATCCCGATACATTTTCACCTTCATCATTACGATAAAAGTATTCAATATAGGTAGAAGGCTTAACTGTCCAGTCCAAACCTGCTTCAACCAAAGCTTCTCTAGGGGAGAGAATGGTATTAGTCACAGTACCAAGACCGTGCCATGCTTTCTTACCATAATATACAGCCGAATCATTTTCTGTCATTTCATGCGACATATTTTTTCCTATTCGTGTTCGATTTCATACTTTACAAACCACTTCTTAGCACCAAGATACTTGATACCACTAAGACTAGCGTGAATCGTTACATCATAGCCTCTATTATCATCAATAAAGGCTTGAGTATAACGATTGAAATACAAAGGCAACCAATCCTCATTCTCAAGTAGATTCTTACCGCTAAGATCCACCTCAAACTCAACCTCTGGGTTCTCTAAAACGGGTTGCCAATTTACATCCCTTTCCTTACTACCCCAAAACTCATAGTGTCCGATACCCTGATCTTCTTCGGTCCACTCAAGTAATCCTAGTACTGCCTCTTGAATGTCAAAGATTTCAGGCATCTTGTCTCTCCTCAAAGGTACTCATCCATTCCGAAAGGAACCGAGTAGCATCCTTACTACCAATATCAAACTGTTCTTGGATGTAGTTTCCAGCACCAAACATATTAACTACGCCTAGTTCTCTAACGTGATCCAAAAACTGATTTACTTCATCCTGTGTGGGTAATTCATCCATTACTCATATCCTTTGGTAATTTTCTTGGTTCATATATACCTTGAAAGAACCTATCCAAATGTCTAACGGCCAACACAGCCTCACCCTTGTCAGAAAATATAGCCAACTCACGGGTGTAAGACGAATACTCAGGTTCAGATTCTACCATTGATTCATGGTAAAACCAAGAATCATTCTCGGTATTATATAAACCCCAACGTGGTTTAGTCATCCAACTCTTCCATCTTCTTATTAAATTCTTCAATCGAAATGTTCCCAACGGCAAAGTCATAACGTAAGCCATACTCAGCAGCAGAGATATTCCTTGGTCTTTGGTCATCACCCTTACCAGACCCATGATCGGGTTTGTTCATGTTAAAGGGTGTCCAATTCTTACGCTTTGCTGCATCAGCACTCTTGTCACCCGCAGCATAATCACGTTTTGCGGCTAGGTTTTTATTTAGTTGACGCTGTTGCGCCCTAGAGAATTTATATTCGCCTTCTTCTTCAGTCATTTAAATCCTCCCAACCCTTTGCCCATTGTTCTGCGGTTTTAGGGTCAAGTCCAGTGAGTTCACCGATTCTTTCCCAATCAGGTTCCTCACCTTTATACCAAGCAGCGGACGCAAGTTCCCAGCATTCATACGCAGTTTCTTTTACTCGTCCCATTTACTGATCTCACCTTCTAAATTCTTGATGGCATCGTCACATACCTGAATAGCAGCCGATAGGGCTAGGTCCATCCTATCCATAACACCATTCATTTTACCATGATTTTGATCTAGTTGGTGCAACAAATCTTCAATTTTGTCTAAAGTTTTTTCGTCCATGTAATATTCCTCACATTGTATCTGACAATCGAAGTCGTCAAGGGGTACATCTATTCTACACCTATGAATTTTCATAACATTCCTTTCAACACGCCCGGCAGGATTCGAACCTGCGACCTACGGCTTAGAAGGCCGTTGCTCTATCCACTGAGCCACGGGCGCATCACCTGAAGATCAAGTAGATAACAGTACCAAGTAGCATTATATCAGCAAAGATAGACCAAGCGATATAGGTTTTGAAAGAAAACGAAAGTATCAACTTGGAATAATTCTTCTTCATGGTCGGTTCCTCCTATATACCTAAGGGATACCAGAGTCAAGGTCGGTGGGTAAACTATTCCCACAAGCCATAGCCAAAGAGTCCACCACTAGTAAGTTGGTTTTTATTGGCCTCTAAAGCCTGACTGCTGCTCCGCATTGATCCATCCGCAGAGGGACTCTCTCGTTGCTTTACAACACCTTTGTCTCCTAGTGTACCAAGACATATTCAGTCACAACTACGCATCGGTGGTTGCTATCCACATGTAGACGGATGCGTAACTCTGATATCCCTTGGATATATAGAAAAGGAACAGTAGAGGGAATCGAACCCTCCATTACCGGCTACCATGTTGCAACATGGACACCTTGCAAGTGTAATTTTCCTTGCCGGTAATCACAACCAGTGATCTGTATAGTAAATAAGCAGTTTATTTCAGACTCCTCATGCTCAGGAGAGTTTGATTCCAGCAATGATCATCCTCAAGATAGATTAGTCTTTGTCTCGCCTTGCAAGGCTCGTTAGCCAGCAATGTCCGACAAGCAGGGTATCTGTCGCTGGACATCAACAATGGCAATACCATTGTCATATAGTTTCCTCCCTACTAGGTGTAGTCCAGAGTTTGTCGGACCTACATCGCTAATAGGGAACGCTTTGGGCTTACATTCTATTTATACTCGCCCAAACGAGTGGTCTTATGACTCTTGGCGATTCAGCCTCACCTATGCCAACCAGCCCCATACCGCGCCCGTCATAGGATAGGTCAAGGATTCAATAAGAGAATAGTACATACAATCCTTGAGAAGTAACTAATCTCTGCGTTCGTAAGGGGGACAACGAACGCTAAGCCGTTGCTTTTTGCTTACGCTTGAAGAACTTCAGGAGGGGGTTCCTCCCTTTGGTAGAACTAGGGCTATCACATATGCACCCACGTTCATGTAATGCGTCGTAAGCACCGTTCAATTCGGCTTCATAAGCCCACTCTCCAGTACGCTTATAGCAAACCAAAAACCTCCCGTGTATCGGGTGTAATACCGACACTTGGTTATATCTAAACTCGACCGTGAACCCGGCCAGCGTGAATCTATCTAGTACATTCATTAGTTTTTCCTACCTGCTCTACGCAGGCCATACTTGTTTTTCTTGGATCTTCTAGGCTTGCCTTTCTTTTGCAGCCTAGATACATGCGTCCTCAATGCTTCGGTTACTCTAGACATTAGGTTTATCTTTCTTAACTAACGCCTTCCTAACAGCATCAGTCAAAACATTGGCGTGTAATCGCATATACTTACGGTCCTTAGCGTTAGTATTCCTGCGATCAAAGAAGGTTCGATCTATCAATCGGGTATAGATCCTCTTGTTTTTCCACATAATACTCACACTATAGTCTCTCTTACGATCAAAGAGAAATACCTCCCACTCATAGGCATTTAAGGGGAGTCGCTTATATACCTTAAGCGTCAGACCCTCGTGGATAAGTATAAGAGTATCCTTGAGGAACTCACGATACGAAGCGTTCTTCATAACACACCTCACATGAACATGAACTCAGATTCCAGAACGTCATCAATACACAAGTCACCGAACTCAGGCAACTCAACATCATACGTTTCAGCGAGAGCTACCAGTGGTGACTCCCTATACAGAGCCACGAACATAGCAGGAATTACACCGCGTACAGCGGGTACATCCTTAGGCAACATAGCAAGACAGTCATGTATACCAGCAATACTGATAACACCATGACCTGTAATCGCCTTCCAGATACACAGTTGTAAGTGACATCCATCCATTGAGTGAGTGAAGTTAGGAGGTCCAGCGGTGCAAGACTTCCGTACATTCAACTCATCGTCAAACTTGAAGAACTTCAAGGACGAACAAGAATCGTCATCGAAGCGTTTACTAGCCGTAAGCGTACACTCTACACGATTGTTCTTAAAGTTCTCAACCCTAAGACCAGCCGCAGTAGTCCACACCATAGGCTCACCATCTTCCGCAGCAGCCTTAACACATGCCTTGATAAAGTCCATGTAGTTAAGGATACTCGGGACCACAGTTAACAACGACTTGCGATACCGACTGGCAAGTTTCATAGCAACATCGAATTGTAACTCTACATCAATGTCTAACTTACCGATGGGACTGTCAGGTGCAGCAACCACCATCCACTCCGGTTCATCTTCAGTACCTGCGTTATGCCAAGTCTTATCACCCATGAAATTCTTACCGATACGTAGTACTGTACCACCGTAAGGAATAATCATTACCGGGTCTTTGGCAACACTGGCGTTGTTAACTACATCATCCTCAGCGATAAACATATCAACGTAATCGTGATCGTCCTCACCCGCAGACCAAGCACGACGGTTCTCCTCACAAATATCCTCTCGGAAGTTATGAGGCAACCCTGTGTCATTAGGCACAAGGTTAACACGCCATGCTCCATCGGCATCGAGTAGGGCAGCATTCGAGTGCTGGTTGTTAGACGAAGTTGCATCAAGCCTAACGGGTAGGTTCCAAGTGCCATCCTCAAGGGCTTCACTCAACGAATTACACGCTGCGAAGCACCGGAAAGTACCAGCACCCTTACCAAACCCATCCCACCAAGCATCCAGATGTTTCAAAGGATCTTTCGAGATAGCAACGAGTTGCTTCTCATTATCCTCAGTCCACTGAACACGATCTTCAAATCGCATCTTGTCCAGTTTCTTACCTTCTGCTATTGGCAGGCCAGAACACGCATTGGCAACCTGAACCCTTGCCCAGAACCAGTCACGCATCGTGGACAGTTGCTGCTTCTCATGAAACCTCAACACGCCTTGGCATAGGTCATTACCTTGCGGTGACAATACATCGCTAAGGTAGTACAACCTGCCTCGGTTATCCAGATACACAACCAGCCAGAATGGGATGCCAAGCATCTCAGACGCTACCTGTAGGCAAACGCTGTGCGAATACTTGTTGACCTCAGACTCATAAGGCAGCAAGGTATACTTGGCTACCTCAAGGGTCCACTCATCAACTACCCAAGCCGTATTTTGTAGTGCGTTCATAGCAGCCACAATTTTCTGGCCCACAACATTCTGCCATGTACCATGACTAATGCCGTGGCGAAGGGCATCTGTAAGGTATCCACCCGGCTCCTCTATTGTATGAGGAACAGGAGGGACAATCATAGGCCGACGATTCATGCCGACCAGACCCCACAGATCATACTCGTCCAGCATACCAGTCAAGTACGAAGTAAGGCGAACGACTGTAGCATCCTCACGCTTGTTAGTCCACAGGCTAATCAGTCCAGCCTGTCGGCAAGCATGTAAGACGTTCCAAGCCAACGCCAAACGATCATCTCTGCTCATGTCAGAACATAGCCAAAGCAACCGCTGTGATATTTCATTCACAACAGGGTGTGCTTGAGCCGTGTTACCTGACTTGGAAACCTTGTCCATTGTCGCACATAAGGCTATGTGTGATACGTTTCGGGTTCCGAGATGTCGCACAATCCTGACCCACTTGGGCAAGCGTTGAAAGGATGACATCACAACCTCAAGGGCTTCCTCTAGATGGTCAACGATAGGGTTAGGATTATTACCTGACCCCACGATTTCCATTTCAAGGTCACGCTGACGGTCCAATGTAGCATCCAATACTCTAGTCATTGGCTTACTCCTCATATGTTTGAGGGTTTCATTAAGAGCCTTTTACTGACATGCTCAGGTCATGCACAGTGCTATCAGCCGAGGTCTGCTGTCATTACCGCAGACTTGTTAGTGTTACGACGCTTCGGACGATTGGACTTAGTGATTCCAGTCCGCTCATCTACTTGCTCAAACCAGTTGCCGGGCTTGCCAATCTTGAATCCCTGTTCGGCCAGCCCTTCATTCAGGCTATAGACGGCTTCCTTGTAGTCGTTACCAATTCCACATGCTCCCGTAAGATCATGCTTCTTGGCCTTCTTCTTGTAGGTGCCGTCTTTCTTCTGAACCCCTGTACCAAGGATCTCTAGCATGATGCCGTCATCGGTAAGCGTTTGACGAACCATCATACCTTTCAGGTACTCAGCCTTGTCCTGTGTTGGGGAGACAGGCTCCACCTCAGGCTGCTGATTCCCAAGGATCTGCTGAACCAGTGTCTTGCTTCGCAACTTGCTTGAAGCACCAACACCAGCCAACCCCTTGAGTTGCTCACGAGGCATAGCCGTCAACGTCGCCTCCGTAAACACGGGAGGTGCATCAACCGACTTCACCTTGCGAGTCTTCTTCGCCGCCTTTGGCTTGCCTGTCGGAACACCGCCAGCCTTTGCAGCAGCCAGTTCAGCCTCAAGTTGAGCAATACGCTCAGCGTTGCTGTCTTGGGCAGGCTGCTCATCGGTCAACGGATTTCCCTCATGGTCAAGGCCCAACTCCTCCAGCCGCTTGATAGCGAACCGGCTACCGTTATTGTGACGGCGTACCAGTTCAGCCACAGCCTTAGGATTACCCTTGGCTACGAGTTCTTGTCCAGACAGTTGAATCATCTTCTTAGCCATTTTACGTATGTTCCTTATCGTCATGGCGTTTACATGGGTGGGTACACACAGCCCTGTGCCGTGGCCCCTTTGGTAGAACTAGACTATCACGTACGTACATACATACGTGTGGTGTGTCCGGTCCCCTTTGGTAGAACTAGACTATCACGTACGTACATAGGTATCTACCTACCTGTGTACGTATGTATATACTATTGGCGATTCCTTTTGTAATGTTCCCGAGCCTCTTTATGTTTATCCTCAAACTCCTCTAATACAGTAAACTCCTTACGTTGGAGGATTGTTTGTGCCGCTTCTCTACACTCAGGATCTTCAAGTATAAAGTGCCTGAGTTTGCATATGATTTTACTCAGGGTTTGCCTTACGGTTTCCTTCGTGTTGTGGTCGCCCGATTCAGGGTGAGGGTCAGCATTCAACTCATCGGCAATAGCCTGATGCGTCATACCCTCACGCATAGATACAGGGCGAGACATTGGGGCGAACTTCTTACCCATCGTTGCCTCCTGAGTCAAGTGCCTGCTTGAGTCCTGCTTCTACACCCAATTCAAATGCAATACAGGCTGGACCTATCCCACAAGATTCCAAGACAAGGCCCGGAGGACACAGTGCCAACCAACCTTGAAGCATTCTATCTTTCAATGCTTCTTGGAATAGGTCAGCCAAAAGCAAGGGACATAGATTGTCAGATTTCATTTGCTTGCCCATTACAATTCCTTTACCTCCTGAAGTATCAACATCAAACAAAGAACAATAAACGATACACTAACGAAACACAATACCAATTCAATCATGAACACTCAATCACCTACCTTTGTAGCGGATTCCTCCGCAGAAAACGAAAGAGACTATATTTTTACATAACCTCCAGAAACTAACGGGTTTCTTCATTAGCACCACCTCTCCATCCATATTGGAACAGTATATTACGAGTCATAGCAACCAACTCAGGATCTGCTTTCCATGCAGTCCCTACTATATGCCTCCACCGCTTATGCATCTCACTAAGCTCCCAAGGAGAAAGTGAGGCGTAGTGTTGGTGGTTGTAATCCCTAGCATCATATCGTTCACATGCCTTACGAAAGCGATGCTTTTCTCTAATGCTGTAACGATACCAGCGATTACCAAGACCTTCGAGGCGGCCAAAGGAATCGTAACGAAAGTCAGAGTTTATATTATCCCTGACATCCATACTGAACTCCCCGCAGTCCCAAAGGACAAGGTTAGTCCTGCGTTCTGGTAACAAACCAAGAATCCACAGTAACATCCTGTGAATCCAAGGCTTACGACGGTCAGTGTACATAGACACCTACCTTTCTGCCTCAACTAGAGGCTAACATGAGCATCGTTTAGGGGAAGCCACATAGCAATGCCCATTGGGCAAAGTTTCCGAGACGATATACCCATCTTTATAGGGTAACACAACCTGTGGTCCGCCCCAGTCTCCGATATAATCTTCTGCTTTCTTCTTATCACTAAAGATATAAGCATGTTGAATGAGGCGGCATGACCAATCTTCTCTGGTATGCCTTCTACCTTTCTGCATTCGACACCTACCTTTCTGCCTCAACTGAGGCGATTGCTATTGGGAGCGGTTCCCAATCTTGTACTCCCGCCTGATGTCATCAAGCAGGTCCATTGCTTTCTGCTCCCTCTCAGCGTGCCTTCGAGAGAAAAGAACAACACCCATTTCATATGAGGGATTCTTTTCATCTTCCCGGCCTTGTTCATAACTTTCTGCCAAAGCCTGCTCAATCAACCTAAGCATATACACCTACTTTCTGCCTCAATCAAGAGGCTCAATGCGTTCCCCGCTGTACTCATCGAGGTCGGCTTGCGTGTAACCAGAGAACGTCTCTGGTCTGTACTTTGACCGCTTCTTTTCTTCACAATCATCACAAACCCTGTCTAGGGGTATGCCTTGACAATCATGCATCCAAATGGACATCTTACCTGAACCACAAGGGCAAGGTTTTGACGGTCTTTCATGACTACTCAACTCTATATCCATGAACAATACTCCTGTGTAATTAGCAATCACCACGATTACTATCCACGGTCCAATGCTACGAGCATTGGAACCGTGGTGGTAGCCGTGGCTACTTGTTGAGTGTCACCATGTTGATGTAGTCAGGTCCAGATATCTGGTCCTTGACACAATCCAACGGACCATCCTCGGGATAGACACACTTGCTCAGAGCCTTGGCCTGCTTATTACCACTTGCCAAGCACTGAAAGATGTCATCCCAAACGTACCAAGGCAGGGAGATGGATTGAATCGTTGGCTCGGCAGGGTTGCCGGGAACACAAGAAGGACTGTAAGGGTCCGTCTTCATGATTTCAATGATCTCCTGCACTGTCTCAGGATCGGTGTAGTCCTGATCCATCAATGCAATTTTAGCCATGTCAATACTCCTTGTAGTAATCACCACGATTACTAGTCCCGGTCCCATGTCCTCCTGAACATGGGACCGGAGTGGTAGCCGTGGTTAGGTCAACCGTTGGACTTGGCGTAGGCTTCCTCGGTGGTCTTGGCCTTGACCGTCTTGGTCTTGGCTCCGACCGCCTTGGCAGCAGCCTTGAGGCCAGCCAAGTTGCAGGCAATGTAGTCCTTGCCAGAAGCCTTGGCCTTCTTGTAGCCAGCAGCACGAGCCTTCTGCATGGCCTTGGGCCATTCGGAGGGATTGTGGCTGTAGCCAACGATGACGAGGAAGGACTTGGTAGCCTTGGTCGTGGTCTTGACCTTGACCTTGGCTCCAGTAGCCTTCACATCAGCGATGCCCTGCTGGACACCTTCGGCACGAACCTCGGCCAACATGGCCTTGAGTTCTGCCTTCGAAAGAGTAACGGACTTGCTCATTTGCAAAGTCCTTTCTGTCCCTGTTGGGACGTAAGACTTGCTCCTACGAGGAGCATATTGTGAAAGACTCACTAGGGCTTTCACCCTAGTGAGCCTGAGAAGGGGAGCAATACAAGTCGTGGACTACTTTGGACTCCAATTAGTTGAGCCAAAATGGAAACATTTGTTGGCCCTCTTGGTCCTCTGGGTCGTCCTCTGGTGGTGGAACTGTACCTTCAGCAATATTTTTCTTGCCAACTGCACACCAAGGATTGTTGCAGGCTTCTCGGTAGTCTGCCCATTCTTGGCATTCTTCACATTCCAAAGGGTTTCGTCTCATGTCAATACTCCTTGTAGCAATCACCACGATTACTATCCACAGTCCAATGCAACGAGCATTGGACCGTGGTGGTAGCCGTGGACTACCGAATGGCTCTGGAGTACGAGCCTTGACCAAGGACCACCAACGGTGGCATCTCAGAACAAGGCACACCCTGCTCCAAGTGAATGCCCTGAAGTCTGGTGATCTTGCCCTTCAGGTTGAGGATCCGATTCGAGAACGATGCCTCGACATGCTTGAGGAACTCCAGCACCATGTCCTGAGTCCAGACCGATGGCAAGCCACCATCAGTTGGCATCTTAGGACAAGAGGCAGCCGAAGGGTCCATCCTAAAGAGTCGATAGTCCCGATGGTCAGTACCGTAGTCCAACTCGAATAGAATCAGACCAGAGATTACAGGGCCAAAGGACTCTGGAGTGACAGCCTTGGCAAGTTCCCAGAGCAGTTCACTACGCTGCTCTAGATTTTCATATTCAATTCTGTCCATGATGGACTCCGATCTGCCTCAGTTGAGGCGGTTAGGGTAAAGCCTACCGATGACCTTTCAGCCATCGGTAGTTTATGGGTTTAGACCTTAGCAGGTCGTTTCTTCTTGACTCTAGCCAATCTGACAGCCTTGGCCTCGATAGAGGCCCGCTCTAGACCGTCTTGCCTACCATCACGATAACCTTGCTTGTAGGCTGCTATCAAGTTACGACGAAGCGAGTTCTTCTTCACTAGGAATCTCCTTGCCTCAACTAGAGGCGGTTTGAAGTGAATAGTACCGATAGCCGTTAGGCCATCGGTACTGAGGGTTAGAGGTCAGAGAGTGTCCACCATTCGAGACTCGTCCTTGAGACACCATTCCAGGGTCTTCAGAGCGGCCTTGTGGTACGCCTTGTTACGATCCAAACCCTTGGCAATGTACTTGTTACGCTTCTTCCAGAAGTACTCCGAACGAATCGTACCCTCGCCGTTGCCAGTGGCCTTGACCCATCGACCCAAGGCTGTACCGATGGGACTCAACGGCAACCTGTTGCCGTTGCTCGACTTAGGGGCTGAGGTCTTCCGGGTTTCTTGAACCGAAACCGTTGCACCGGCTGACCTTATGATCTGATAGATCCGGGCTTCGGACAGATCGTTGTCAACCGCAAGTCGAGTAGCGGTAACGCCTTGCGCTGCCATTGCTGCGATGGTAGCGTTCCGCTTCTGCATGGCTGTCTTCTTCATAACTCGTTGCCCTTTCAGTAGTTGGAGGGTAGAAAAAAGCAGGCACTACAACGCTTGCAGTGCCATACTGTACCCTTCACAAGTAGCATGTTCAGAAGTACACTCTCTAAGTCCTTTAGTACCAAGGGTTTAGGCGGTAGTGTAGCCTGGTAATCCGCTGGAAGGCTACAGTAACGGCCCACAGCAGCCTACAGTAGCCTCCAAAGAGGGCTACCGGGGGACGACGTTTCGCCAACATAGTCTAAACCCCGGAATACATTCGTGACCCCCTAGTCGATTGTAAAGATCTCCCCATATTATAAAGATAGTGTAAATACAAGGGGTTCCTCCCCCCATATTCACCCTAGTTATTAAATAAAGGTGAATAACCAGTGAGGTATTCCTTGGTACATACCTTGGAACCCCTACCCCTCTCCAACCAACGAGATACCGACACGATACAAAGGAGCATCGTGTCGATCTCTCGTCAGACGAGAGTATACTACCTCAAGTCTCTCTCCGTATGTTTATATACTACTATACCCGGTTATCCGTCATAGCCCTTTATGGGGCTATACCGCCGCTTTCGAAGAAGCTGTTGGGTAGCTGTAGGAATGAGGGAAACTCATAGAGCGACTCGAAAGTATCGGCATCTTTCTTCATATCAAGATGGGGAGTTAGTATGGGCCTAACCTTTTTAGGAGGAGTCCCCGGAGGAGCTACGGTCTTCTGGAATTCCATTCTTTCCTCTGGAGTGGTGGTGGGAGTATTCATTGGAATCTTAGGAGATCGTCTATTAGGTATATGCTCTGAGAAATTCGCAAGGATAGCTTCATTCCAGAGTCTAGCTGCTGCGTCTGGTCTATTATTATCCATATCTTCTTGCATCATGCTAGAATAGGCCAAAGCTAGAATCCTAGCATTATCTCTTTCATCAGGTCTAATATGATTAAATAAAGCATCATTTATTGGAACCCACCAGAAAGCTTTAGAGGGAAAGAAGGTTTGATAGAGAAGATCCATAGCATGACTAGCCTGAGCATCTTTTTCTCCATGCTGAAGATTTCCTGCTGTTGATAACCAATCCATCATATCTATAGAACTTGTAGCTGCTGTTCTATTTCTGGTAAGTACATCACCTTGCACTGCTCCTGTGATAGCATTTGAGAACATTTTAAAGACACCAGTAGCAGGAACATTCATTGGATTGCCACCATAGACAGGCTCTCCCAACATTGGATTAGCAACAGGGAGAACAGCTATTTCTCTAAATAGTTTAGATCCATAACCAAGAATAGGAGCATTAGAGCCATGCTGGAATAACTTAGCCATAGGATGTTCTTTCCAATCTTCTGCAATTTCTTGTGGAGACTTCTTCCCTCTTTGTAATTCTCTTACCTGCATATGCATAGTTTCTAATCCAACAATAGCTAAAAGAAGAGCTAAAGCTTTAATAGCTCCAACCTCTGATGGGTTTTTCTTCATATATACATTAAAGAAAGCTAATGGATAGGTAGCGTAGAATGAGAACAGTCTACCAAACCAATTCTTATTAAAGTGGGAGAATGCTGCAATACCTCTAGGTTCTGGTGAGGCATCGTGGGCGTGCATTTCAATATAGTTAATGAAACGATCAAATACATCAGTATAAAGATCTCTCTCAAGAGTACCAAATTGATAGTCAACTGAGTTTAGTCTTTCAAACATTAAAGCCTGATCCCAGTTATTATCTGTTGCGTCACCCCACTTCAGTAAGCGACGAACCACAGGCATAAGATCTAAGCCACTATCATCTACAACCAATCCTGCCCTTAACCATCTCATAGCCATTCCATAATCTAATTTATTTTCTCTAGCTAAACCTTTGATATACTTACGTTTATCGGCTGCACTTAATTTAGATCTAAAGACTTTAGGATCAAAGGCTTTACTAAATGCCGCAAGATTGTCAAGATTATGTAGTGTTTGATACCTAGCATTTCCTACAGCTACGTTTTTAGTTAGGTTAATAACCTGTCTTAAGAAAGTCCACTCAGATTGCATTTTAGCTGTACCCTCTAAGAAGTTATTTAACTTTGTCATTCCACCATCTGTAGCTGAATATTTTCTATCTTTGCTCCACATTAGCTTCCATAAAGCCCGAATTCTTTTAGTCCATCTCATATCATATTCTACTCTATCATCTTGCATAAACTTTGCAAGTCCTGATCTTTCAATATTATCAAACATGAAAGCTGTGCCTTCCAGATTTGTTCCCAAGTTTGAGGATGCTTTAGGAATTCCCTTAACTACTGTGGCTAAAGCATTTACGAGCGCACCAGCATTACCCGATCTTACTATAATAGCATAAGGCAGCTCAACTAATGCTACGGCTTGGGAAATACCTGTACCAAAGACAGACTGAGCAATATTATTAACTGCTTTAACCATCCCATCAAATTTAGCGTCTGCATGATAAACAGGAGTACCAATCATTTCTTTGTATAACATTTCCATGAAATCGACCGTTTGCTCTAAAGCTCTTCTTTGTTTTGAATCGATAACCTTTACTCCCTTTGGTGTTTCTAATTCAACAAGGTTAGCTACCTTATCTCTCATCAAAGAGAACAGATCTTCAAACCTAATATTTTTGAGCTGTTCTCCATATGGGGAATGCACACCTAAACTTTTTAACCAATGATTTAATGTTTCTTGAGCATTGATTCGTGTTGCTGTAGTATTTGCGTAATCCATAATAATTTGTCGCCAGTTCCAATCAAACTTCCGTAAGAAGTCAGGATTGTCTGCTAATTCTTTTGCTGAGAAAACCCTTTCCTTGCTGCCCATATTTGGTTGTCCAATCTCATTAATGTATCGACGCTCAGCCCCAGCAACTTCTTGTCCAGCTTTTGAACCAGCAGCTTGATGGTTTCTTCGTTTTGCCCATGTAAGCATCGCTTCCTGCAAGGCTGTTTTTTCGGGGTTAACTTTGTTACCGTCTACATCCACATAATGTTTAGTGCTTCCTCCATACGCTGCGTCAACTTTGTCTGCAATAGAAAGGGGATCGGTTGCTCCACTGTATTCGGGATTCAGGTTATCTTCTTTAAAGGTGTTTAAAATATCCGGCTTAACCATCTTGGCCGGAATTGCTGTAGGAGCAATAGTTCTAGCTGATGTTCTTAATTCCTCGGGCGAGAACATCTGAATTTTTCTGGAAGCAGGCTTGAAAACATTTGGTTCTCTGATTACTGAAATATCAGCAGCAGACTTAGAAATCAATGGTTCAGCTTTACTAAGATCTTCTCGTAGATTAGGTCCAAGTTTTTCCTTAAGCTTATTGATAATCGCAGCTTCTCTGTTTTTGAGTTCTTGATAAGCTGTAATAGAGTCGTGATATAGTTGTCTTATTTTTTCGGTTCTCTCTCGTTGCATCTGAGAAAAACGAACATCAAAGGCTTCACCCTCTATTGTCATTGGATAATCAGGCCATTGCTCTTCTGGTGGTAAGGACTTATGTAAGTTTTCAATATCCCACATTTCTTGTTTAATAGTCTGCAATTCTTTAATAAGGTCCAAACCCTCTACTACTACAGGTTCAACTTTTTGCTGTCTTAGTTCAGAAATTCTAGCATTATATTCTGCAATAACTAATTCAGGGCTATCCAGTCGCCACTCTCCTTGAGTATGATCCCACGGCTCCATACCTTTATCATATTTTTCAATCTGAGCTTTAAGGTATCGTTCTCGTCTAGAATCAAATATTCGCGGCAAGGGTTGGCTTAAATACGCTGATAATTCAGCTTTGGCTTCATTATATAGTCTAGTTCTAGTTTGTGGGTCAATCGTAACCATTCTTCGCTTACCTGCGGCTATTACAGTTTCTTGTTTCTTTGATTCGAGATAAGCAATCTGTTCATCTATAGTTAGTGGTTTTACTACGGGTTGGGTTTCCACTCTCTCTATTCCAATAGGTTTCATTTCTTCTGCGCGTTCTCTACCTCGGACTGTTAATTTCCACCCTCGGGCAGATTTATCATATTCTATAAATCCTGTTTTCTTTAGGTGTTTAAATAATCTATCCTGATAGCTTCCGATATTTAGATTCATCTCATCTTTTAATGTTGATGGTACAAATCTAGATATAGCTTTAGGATCGAATGCAGGCTTATCCTCGAATACTCGTAAGGATACTGCATTAGGATCAGGATCAAAATCAGATAATAATGAAAATGCTCTGGCACGAGAAGCATCTTTAGTATAGGCCGAAATGGCTGTTTCTATAGACGGGCCGAAGTAGTTAATAAAATCTGCTTTAGTAAATGTTGCATTCTCAGGATGAATGCGGAACCACTCAATAATATTTTTCTCAAGATTATTTTTGGGTTCAAATAGAAGAGGTCTAGCTGGAATATATAATGGCTGGTCCGTAAACTGTTCAAGTTTATTTAGCATTCGTGTAACGATCCGTCGCTTATACATAAGAACATTTCGTCTATAATAATTATAGGTTTTAATTTCTTTTCTAAGATTAGGTATTCGTTTATCGCCTGCATAGTTTCTACTAAACCAATTAATCTTGTTAACAAAAGACGCCTCATTGGCAATTTTTCGCATTTGAGGTTCGGCTAATTGTTTGTCTATAGAGTTCAATTCTTTAAGTAGAGAATCAAAAGGATTCTTAACAAAGCGTCTTGCACCCTCGATAAACATCGTATAATGCTTTGCAAATTGTTTATAATGATTCTGTAACCAAGCTTCTGTATCCTGTATTCTTGAAGACCTAATTAATTCTTGTAGGTGGCTTATAAAAGTTTCATCTACCATGACATCTATTTGTTCTGTAGTCATAGGAGTATATGTCTTACCCGCTGCTTTCTTCTGTGCTATAGTCTTAGCTTCATCTTTCATAATTTTGGCTCTAATTTGTTCTGGTGAATCAGCAACTGAATTAATAAGCTCATCTAAACTCTTGTATGTTCCTTCAATTCTTCTAGTTAAATCTCGTTCTATCGCATTGATATTTTTATAAACAAGTTCTGTCTTAAACTTTTTCCGTCTGCCTTTAGTTGCTCCTGAAGTAGTCTCTGCTCGATATGGAAGCAAGAGTTGTTCTGCTAATTGGCCTAAAGTAGCAACTGGTTTTGGCTCTGGTATTTGTCCATGTACAGTCAAAGTCAATGGAACAATTTGCGCAACTGGTTCTTTAACCCTGACTCCCTTCCACTTAATATTTTCACCAAGTAAACTTTCCATTGAAACAGATTTACGTCGAGAGGGAAGATACATACGTTCGTGCCTAAGTTCTGTTTCGGCTATAGCTGCTCTTATTCTTTCTACCCACCTAATAATATTTGCCTTAAGAACTCTTCTTTGTTCTTTAGGATGGGCTGGTGTACTAACTCCCGTTCGTTTATCGACTTTAGACTCAATCGTAAATCGTTCTCTGTTTTTTAATGGTCTATTATCAACAGCAAAGTAACCAACCGCATCTATTTCTCCACTTTCGCTAAGTTGTCGTGCAATAAAATCTTCATGGAAGGCAACAATCTTATCTACATCTAGTTCTTGTTTACCGGTTAATTCGGCACGACGAAGTTCAACATCAGTACGATAAAATTTAAAGAAACTCTTTGGATTATCAACCCAAATATTTTTCTCTTTATCCCAAATTCTAGGATTACTATCCATTTCTCTTATTGTTTTGACTAACAGTTGAATAGCTCTTCGTTCGGCTCTTTCTGGTTCACCAATACCCTTTGCTTTAGGATCAAAATATTCCCAAAGCATAGTATTAACAAGTCCTTCTTGTTCTTCTCGGACACTAAAATCTTCGGGTCTATCTATTTTAGCTACGAGGCTTGTTCTATCGGTAGCAACGGCTCCGACCTGTTCAGCCATTTCTGGAGTTATATCTTCAAGTTTGCCTCGTCCAATTTCGCTTGTTCGTTTACGTTTAGTGAAAGATTCTTTATAGCCCGCAGCAACAGCGTACATAAAACGACCTAAAGGAACATCAGACTTGGTTTCTACTCCAAGAGCATCACCATCTCTTTTAAGTCTTCGAACCTTTGTCCATTTTCCATCCTTGCCCCTAACTAGTTTATGTGAAAACATTTCTCGACTAGCACGGTGTAAAGCAATAGAATCTACAAAGCCGCCTGCTGCGGCTAAATCAAACTCACCCAAAAGCTCATCATAGGTTAGATCTACAAGTTTTTTGGGGTTTCCTGCCTTATCTGTAAACTTTTCACTGACAGAAGTTTTAAATTGTCTATCGTTTAAATACCATAATCTACCTAAAGTTTTGGGACGAGATGTAGCTAAATAGTATAGCTCATGAAAAATATCCTCAACTAAAGATTTGTCTACAGTTTGACCAGCTTTAAGATCTGTTCTGATGATGTTATGGATTTTTTCTAGCATTATAGTTCCCATACCGGGTTCTACTTCCCACTCTTGAAGTCCAGCTCTGTTAGTTCTTCCCTTTTTACCTTCCTTAAGAAATCCGCCTCCCTGTCTATTTCTAATAAAAACAAGATCGCCAAGAGACATATGCTTTTGCCGTGTTCCATCGGGAGTATAAGAAAAGAATTGATCTACAAGATCTTCTTCTAATCTGGCTTCTTTAGCTTCTATAGCTTCTACTTCTTTTGCTAAAGATTTCTCTCGTAGTAACCTTTTGCCCTTTCCTCCTAGATCTCCAGCCATTTTAGCTTGATGCATAGAAAGTCCCGCTGCTTCTGCTAAATGGAACTTGCCTAAGTG